GCTTATTATAAAAAGCGTGCTGAAGGACAACAAGAATCTGTGGATAACGAACTAATGAAAGATGAGCATCCTAGCATGCCAATCTCTAAAGATAGGCACTCTCGTGTTACTTTCGGTGGTTCAAAAAAATCAGACTAATCTGATTTTCCGAAACGCCCTTATCATATTATTAACCCCTTAACGAAAGTTAGGGTTTTAGAGGATATACTAAAATGGCAAACAAAGATGCCCCGTTTGGTTTTATTCCTGTCAGAATGGTCGGCGGATCTTATTTTTCCGGCGGTCGAGAAGAGTATGACATAGCTGATGATTACAACACCGCCATGTTTTCAGGCGATGCTGTTGAATTACATACTGATGGTACCATCGTTATTGGTGCTGCAGGTGCAACCAACATAATTGGTATTTTCAACGGCTGTTTCTATACTACTGACGCGGGAGTACCAACGTATTCTAACTATTGGCCGGCTAGTCAATCCTCTTCTGATGCCAAAGCCTTTATAATTTCTGATCCAAACGTGATTTTTGAAGCTCAAGAAGACAATACTGAAATAGGTAGCACAGCTACCCATCCAGCACAAGTCGGGAGTAACTGCGATCACGTAAGCACACATGCTGGTTCTACTGCAACAGGTAGATCCAAACAAGAGTTGGATTCAAGTGATATAAAGACAGGCGCCGCAGGATTCCGTATAATAGGTAAATCTACAGACCCAGAAAACAGTGATGCTACTTCAGCAAACTGTAATTGGTATGTAAGAATTTATGAACACTTACAAGGCGGATCTGGTGGTGCTGCTGGTATATAGGAGGATATAACTAATGGCAATATCTAGATCACAACTCGCTAAAGAACTGGAACCGGGACTGAACGCCCTTTTCGGTTTAGAGTACGACAAATATGATAAAGAACACCTTGAAATCTTTGATGTAGAATCATCTGACAGAGCTTTTGAAGAAGAAGTAATGTTAGCTGGTTTTGGTAATGCAGAGACTAAACCTGAGGGTGGTGGAGTAAATTATGACACAGCTCAAGAAGCTTGGACTGCTCGTTATAATCACGACACTATCGCTCTAGCTTTTGCAATTACTGAAGAAGCTGTCGAGGACAATCTTTATGATAAACTAGCTGGTCGCTACGTTAAAGCACTAGCACGTTCAATGAATAACGCTAAACAAATTAAAGCTGCTAACGTTCTTAATAACGGCTTTAGTTCATCTTATACAGGCGGTGACGGTAAGGAGCTTTTAGCTACTGACCACCCAACTGTATCTGGCGGCGATATGAGAAACGAGCTTTCAACTGCTGCTGATCTTAATGAAACATCATTAGAGCAAGCCTTGGTTGATTTAGCAGACATCATCGATGAAAGAGGTCTTAAAGTGGCTGTTAAAGCTACTAAAATGATCGTTCCATCAGAACTTGTATTTGTAGCTGAAAGATTACTACAATCTCAACTACGTACAGGAACTGCTGACAATGATGTTAATGCGGTTAGAAGTTCTGGAATGGTTCCAGGAGGTTACGTAATAAATCACTACTTAACTGATTCTGACGCTTGGTTCTTAAAAACCGACGCACCTAATGGCTTAAAAGTCTTTGAAAGAAGTCCTATGAAAACTTCTATGGAAGGTGATTTTGACACAGGTAACATGCGTTACAAGGCTCGTGAAAGATATTCTTTCGGTTGGTCTGACCCAAGAGGAATTTTTGGTTCACCAGGAGCTTAATGACTTTGTGGAAGGGCATTTATGTCCTTCCACTTATTTACTAGGATTTATTAATTTTATACCGACTGACCTAGCAGACACTCGTAGAAGACGGTATAATTCTTTAATCTACGGAGGATTAAACAAATGGCTAAAACAACTTTTTCTGGTCCAATTAGATCGGAAAATAATTATAAAGTAGTAAGCAAAACCGCATCTACAGGCGTAGTTCACGATAGAACTATGGGCTCTGGTGTAAAAGATGCTAGAAGATACTACTTAGAAGAGTGGTTCGAAAAAAAACCTGCACTTAATGCGGTTGCAATTATTGATCCTGATGCGGATAGTGCATCAGACTTGGCAGCATATGTTATTGCCAATAAGCAGTTTGAAGTATTAGGAACTAATATGACTACTGCCTTGTGTACTTTTGGAACTACTATTGCAGGTATTTTGATAACAACAGCTGGTTCGGATGCGGATCAAGCAATCATAGCACCTCATTTGGATACAAACCAATCATCTTGGCAAGTAAATAAGTGGGGAACTGAAAACTCAGTTGAATGGGAATGTTCTATTCAATTACCAGCAATTGATAATCAAAAAGTTTGGGCAGGCTTAAAGCTAACTAATGATCAAGTAGTCGCAACTGATGATGATCAAGCATATTTTAAGTTTCAAACTGATGCAACTGCTAGTGAAGCGTTCACTGATTTTACTAAATTGCATTTTGTTCATAGTATTGGTGGGACTGATTATATTAGTCAATTACCAATTACTGTTGCAGCAACTACGCCTTACCACTTAAAGATTGTTATAGATAGCGATCGTAAAGCTACTATTTTTGTAAATGGTATACAGTATAATATTACCACTACATCTGGAAGCACAGGTGGTACTGCGGTAACAGCAGTTCAACCAAGTAAAGCGGTTGTTAAATCAGCAGCTTTAACTGATGATGTGGATTTTATTCCATATATTGGTATTGAAGCAGGTGACGGTGCAGCTGAAGCACTTAACGTGCATTATCAAGCGATAAGTAGACACGTTTACGAATAATGATAAAAAATTAGTGTGGGCCTAGGTCCACACTAATTGATAGGATTATTAATAATTTTTGATATAATAAATAATTAGGAGGAAAACTTATGGCTCATAATAGTGATGTTAAACAATCAATCGTACTAACTGCTGATGGATCATTCCAAAAGTATGTTGGTGCAAGTGCTACGAACATAACCAATTGCAGAATTAAAAGCATAGTCGTTCATACAAGCGCGGCTGATGCTACTGTTAAATTATACGATGAAGCAGACGATTCAAAAACTGCAGCAGCTTTAAAATATAGTATTCTTTTTGGAACTGCGGCTAATGAAACTTGGGAACACACATTTCCAGGCGATGGTATAAAATGTTCG